GACAATCTATGTCTGGAGGGAAGTTAATAAAAGACAGATTACAAGAGTATATAGAAAATTCAGAATCATCTATAAATTTAACTGATCGAGTTTTTGCTCAAGAACGTAATAAAGAATTAAAATCTGATAAAGTTATTACACCGCGTTGGCATCCACTTCGTTATCATCTTCAACAACAAGAGTTTCTTTCCTCCACAATAAGATTTAATATAGTCCCTGCCGGTCGTCGTTCTGGTAAAACAGAATGTGCTAAGCGACGTTTAGTACGAAAAGCAATTACTAATTGTAAATATGCAGGAGCGAGATTTATAGCTGCTGCACCCACCCATCTTCAAGCTAAACGAATTTTTTGGGCTGATTTAAAAGCTTTAGTACCTAAGAAATTGCAACTTAGTAGGCCTTCTGAATCTACGCTTACTATATTTTTAGTAAATGGGTCTGAAATTCAAGTGGTAGGTTTAGATGAACCGGCTCGAATAGAAGGGATGCCAATTACTCATATTCTTTTAGATGAATATGGTAATATGAAACCCAATGTTTGGTCGGAACATATTAGGGCTGGTTTATCCGATCATAAAGGTACTGCTGATTTTATAGGTGTACCAGAAGGTAGAAATCATTACCATGATCTATACCTAATGGCTCAAACTTTTGATAGTAATGAGTGGACAATTTTTGAATGGCCATCTTCTGATATATTAGATCCTAATGAAATTGCTTCAGCAAAATCTTTATTAGATCCTATTACCTATCAACAAGAATATGAAGCTAAATTTGTATCATTTCAGGGGGCTGCATATTATCAATTTAGTGAAGAAAATTCTAATTATCCTTTACAGTACCAACCTAATCTTCCTTTAATATTTTGTTTTGATTTTAATGTATCCCCCGGTGTAGCTGTTGTATGCCAAGAATTTGCAGGGAATTACCAATATAATGGAAATAGTTTTTCTGGGGAATCATTTACAGCGGTTATAGATGAGGTGCATATACCGACGAATTCTACTACTCCAAAAGTATGTAATAGGCTAATAGACAAATATGGAAATCATACAGAAAAGGTCATTTGTTTTGGTGATGCTACAGGTGGGGCCAAAGGTACTGCGAAAGTTGCTGGTAGTGATTGGGATTTAGTTAGGCGAATATTAAACCCTATCTTTGGCCATAATTTTAGGATGGATATTCCTAAAGCTAATCCACGAGAAAGAGTTAGAGTAAATGCAGTTAATTCTAGATTAAAATCTATGGATAATTCCATTAGACTAAGAATTGATAGTAAGAATGCTCTAAATTTAGTGAGAGATTTAGAGGGTGTTAGGTTAAAAGAAGAGACGGGCGAATTAGATAAATCGGATTTGAAACTAACCCATTTATCTGATGCTCTTGGATATTACATCGTTCGTAAATTTCCCACAACTCATAGAGTTACTGTTGTCGAACAATTTTGAGGCTATGAGATATTGTAGTTTTTGTGGTAGTAATTATTTAGAAGAACGAGGAGATAAATGGATTTGTCTTAGGTGCAATAATGTAAGAAGAAAGGGAATGAAAACTTTCTATATATTATTGCTCTTACTATTTATCTCTATTATTTCTATAGTTTTAATTTGTGTGTAATGTGTTTGGGACACCCTTATTAAGATATAGGAGAAATAGAAATGGCTGAAGTTAATGCTCAAATTGTGGATGCTATGACAGGTACTAATGTTAAGTCATGGCATGATGTGCATATGGGAGTTGCTGCTAGTATGGCAGAGTCACATGCCACTACTATGGCTGCTCTGAATACTACTTTTGTTGCGAATATGGGTAGTTTGCAAAAACGTATTGTTGAACCTGATATTGCACAGTCAGTCGCTGAACGTTTAACTGGTGGTGCTGGTCAATCTGCTGTTCAAGGCGATCAAGCTGCATCATTAGCGGGAATTGTACAACAGTTGGGTGCGGCAGTAGCTGGTTTGCAACAAATTGTTAAAACTGCCCAAACTACTCCACCTGTTACGTAATATTATCTGACAAGTTTTAAGTCCGGCCTACATTGGTCTTTTAACTTGTTAAGATGGGGCCATAGGCTTTAATATTTAGGGTGTCCCTAAATTCCTATGGCCCTTGCAATCATAAATATTATACTTTGGTATACACAAAAGATGCTAATCCTTATAGATTAACAACCGGCAGGTAGGAATCCCGCGATGGCTGATATCCATGTGCTGGCAAGTGGTGGGGATGGACTTTCTTGGAGGGTCGCGATGCATATCGCGATTCCAAATACGTCGAATGCTGTGGCGGTAAATCACCGAACGGCGTTGGTGAATAGCGGGCTGGGTGGCAAGACGGTCATGGTCGAAGGTGTGGGGCCCGGTCAAATTACGACGGCCGAGAAGGCGCAGATCGAGTTGGGTGCAATCTTCGAGCATATTGCGGACTTCAGAGTGGAATCGGGTGGCACGTCAAATCTTGATCTTCGAGCAGCGATACGAGAGTTATATGCCATCGAAACGTCCAGAATGATTGACGTCCTCCAGTCCCGGCTTCGGTACTACGGGCACACCGAGAGTAAGGTCTAATGGCAACCATCGCAAAGACCCAAGGCACCGAGATTCTTACGCACGCCGCGGTTACACATCCCGGCAGCGTCTACGGGTCCACTCAGGATGTGTCAACAAAGCTCGCCGCCACGCTTTTCATGTATGCCGGGTTCATCGAGGCAGCAGCAAACACAAACCCAGGATCGTTCATCGTCCAGGCCTCGGCCTCTTCGTCGGGGGATGAAGATTGGGTGGATGTTGCCACGTTTACGATCGGTGAGACCGGCACGCCCGCGTCTGAGGCTCTCACCGCAACGGAGCCTTCCGGGGAGACCGTGCTCGCCGTGGCGGCAACCGCCGGTTTCGCTGCACTGGATGATATTTACATTCTGGACGCAGGGACGCTGGCTAACAGTGAATGGGCCAAAATTGAGCAGATTGTCGCTAACGTGTCCGTGGATATCACGGACGGGCTTACGACGGGCAAGGACAGTGCCGACTCGATTTTTGGTAGTGCCGAGCGGTTTTCGATGTACCTGGACCTGGCGGCCATCGGTCGCCTGCGGGTTATCTTCATGCACGAGGGCGCGGTCGGCGCGAACATGCATGTCAAGGCGATGATGATCACCGGGGACTCGATTGGATGATGTTAAGGCCGACGCGAACGAAACCTGATACCGGAGTTGTGACTCGGAACTACCGACAGCATCCGCGGTATCGGGGTTGTATTGGCCATTGGTTGTTCTCTTATGGAGGCGGGACAAAGGTGTGGGACATCTCGGGGTCCCGTTTTCATGGATCGTTGACGAATATGGACCCGTCCACGGATTGGGTTCCGGGTCCTTTCGGTGGTCCGGCTCTGGATTTTGACGGCACGAACGACGAAGTCGATTGTGGTGCTACACCTGCAATACAGAGCCTGTCGCGAATTACCGTGTCGTGTTGGTTCAAGGTGTCGGCTGCGGGGCGGGGGGATCTCGTATCTCAATGGGGCAGCAGCGCTTGGCATTTTCTCTTGGAACAGGGCTTAACGGCGGATCGGTTGAAGTTCTGGGTAGGAAACGGAGGGGATTTTGCGAATAGTGGCAGTGGTGATACGCCTTTGAATCAGACGGATTGGTTCCACGGAGTAGGTACGTATGACGGGGCTGTGGTCCGGGTTTACGTGAATGGGGTTGAGGATTCATCCAACGCCAGTATAGGGCAGATGGATTCGGTTACATCTTCGACAGTCAGGTTTTCGGGAACGGAGGATTCTAATCCCCATACAGGGATGATTGATGAAGTTCGGATTTACAATCGAGCCTTAACTGCAAACGAAGTTGTGTCACTGTACCGGGACCCGTATTTAGAGTTTCGGCGGCGGCCGGTGTGGTGGAATGCCCCGGTGGTTGCGGGCGGGTTATCGATCCCGGTCGCCATGCATAACTACCGTAGGCGGAGGGTCTCTGCCTGATGTGGCTTAAACAATCTACAACAATCACAATGCAATTTGGACCATTTTTAGACGTGTCAGATGGAGCAACAGAAGAAGTTGCAGCTACTCTTATTCCTAAAGTTTCTAAGAACGGTGGAACTTTTGCAACTAGGAATTCAGTAACAGCAATTACACATGATGCCAATGGTTGGTATAAAGTTGAATTAGATACCACTGATACTGGTACATTAGGTAGATTACAAGTTTATATTCAAGATCCTACAACCTATCTTCCGGTGTGGCAAGATTGTATGATAGTTCCGGCTAATGTGTGGGATTCACTCTTTGGTGCAGATAAATTACAAAGTCATACTACTGAATTTACTGCCGGTTTATTATCAGGAGAAACTATATCTGCTGTTTCAGGTTCTGTAGGCAGTGTAACTGGACATACAAATCAGACTGGGGATAATTTTGCAAGATTAGGTGCTCCTGTTGGGGCATCCATGTCTGTTGATGTTGCTGCTGTAAAAGCAGACACATCAGCAGTATTAGTAGACACTGCTGATATGCAGCCTAAATTAGGAACTCCTGCGGCTGATATAGCGGCTGATATTGCAGCAGTGAAAGCTGAAACAGTATTAATTGTTGCAGACACTAATGAATTACAAACAGATGATATACCTGGTACAATCGCTGCATTAAATGATCTTTCTGCTGCCCAAGTTAAGACAGAAATTGACACTGCATTAGTAGATGCGGGGCTTGTTTTACAAGTTACAACTATTGCAACTTTAGCTAGCCAAACATCTTTCACACTTACAGCCGGTTCAGTAGATAATGATGCCTATAATGGATGTTGGGCAATTGTTACAGATGTTTCTACTGCAACACAAAAAGCTATAGGATATATTTCTGCATATACTGGAGCAACAAAGGCTGTAACACTTATT